ATGCAGTGCTACCAGAGAGGTAGGCTGCGGATGTACCGGTGTAAGCGCTGTTTAGATATTGGTAACCAGCTTCCTTGCCGGCAGCAGAGGCGAGAACGCCACTCTGACTAGCAGGAGAGTTGCCATTGGAACCTAAAGTAGCACCAGTGTAGCGATAACGAAGAGCGAATGCGAGGCCTACTGGACCTGCCATTGGTTGAACGCCGACAATTTCGTTAGAGATAAGCTCTGGGAAAGTGCGACGGATCATGGGGATCAAGATCTTTGGAAGACGGTAATCACCAGGCGCGTATGTATCTGTACCGGGGGTACCGGTAGAGTTCCATGAGTTCATGCCTGCTGTACCACCAACTGCACCACCGAAACCAGCAGTATTGAAACCGCCAGCAGGAGGGTTGTAGTTAGGACCAGCTTCGTTAACCATACACCACTGTTCTTGGTTTTCCAAGAGCATTGCTGTATTTAAACGGGTGTGGTTGTCTTCAATCGGAGCGACGCTCTTAGAAGTGTAATCCAAAACTGGACCCCACTTCTCAAGAAGCGCTTTTGCTCTTGATTCATTGATATATGCTTGTGTAGGACGAATAGTGTTCATCGATAATTATTTATTCCTTTTTTGTTCGACCCCAGGGTTTTACCAGGTAACTCAGGAAAAAATAGCCTAATTTGTTCTCTTAGTACTTACCTAACTCTTGTAGGTAAGGAGAAAGTTGTTTGGTGCCTTCTGTGATAACTTCTTCTGACTGTTCAGTGATAACGTGATCAACATCTTGGCGCTCATTTAGTGCTTCTTCTTTCAAGACTTCGAGTCTATCTGTTAATTTCTTACTGAAGATCTTGACCGTGTAGTCAAAATTTTCATTTATAAATTCCAGCGATTTACCTTTCATCACTTTCTTAACATAAGATTTTTCTTTATCGTTAAGTGTGGATGTTTTTTGTTCGAGGATCAGACCAGCCTGTAATTGCTGTAAAGATTCCTTTAACGTAGCGTTTTCGCTTTGGATAGACTCAAGCTTTTTAGAAGCTTCATTTATTTGTTTTTTACCATCAATTACTGCTTCTTTAATAGAATCTTTTTCAAGTGCAGATGTGATAGCTAAAGTGTTTCTTAGAGATTCAAGTAGTTTGGCTGCTTTTTTGTTCTTAACAGCTTCTTGAATATCAGCAGCAGGTACCATTTCTTCAAGATAAGTTTCAAGATAATCACTAATGGATTCAACTAGAGTGTTTTTAAACTTCTTAGCATCTTCATTTAGTGTTCTTTCATACTTAGCAACAACCTTCTTAAGTTTAGTTGCTCTATCTAGTTCAATAGCTTCTACTACCTTTTCTAATTTGGTTGTATGATCTTTATCAATAGCTTCGAGCAATTGCTCAAGCTTTTTGGTATAAAGTTCATCTTGTTCGGCAAGAGCTTTCTCGACATGGAGTTCAACTTTTGCCTTTACCTTTGATTCAATTGCCTCTTGAATCGTTTTTAGAGATTCAGGTGATAGGTCTTTTAATTGTTCGTTAATATTCTCCATAAGTTAAAAAAGTTTTGCGTTGTTATTATTTATTATTTTTTGCTTAATTTTTTGCTCGATGGCAAGTTTTATTGAAGTTTTAGCAGATTCAGGTTTGCTATTCAATATATTAGTAATAAAATTATGCAAGGATTCTTTAACTACAGAACGCTTACTGTGTTTTTTGACCTTTTCTTTTTCTTTCGTCTTATGTTTTTTTCTCATATTCATATTATAATTTATTTATAAAACTAAGAATCGCACTACGTAGATATTGATCTTTATCAGAGCGCGGTAGAGTTATTAACTTTTTCTCAAAAGTATCATATAACTCCTCATACTGTCCGTTCTCTCTCAATACATATTGTTTAGATTCAAGAATACCATTTACAAACGCTTTACCGAAACTTGGATCTGCAACGCAATCGATTGCTACTAGTCTAAAATCTTTTACTCTATTACAACCGTTTGATTCAGGTATTAGTTGTCCTAAAGCTCTAGAACTCATACCAACCTTAACACCATCATTAATAAGTGAGCGAACTATGAGGCCTGTAGGTGTTGATAATACTTTACTCTTACCGTAAAATACATTACCATCCCTTTTGAGTTCTGTAACTAAATGACAAACTCTAGATAAGTCTACATCAGCTGTAGTCGGGTGGTTAAGCTCACCCATTGCTCTACCTGGCTTAATCATATCATCTTCATAGCGCTGAACTTCACGTACCATTTCATCAATAGGATATAGACGTTTATTTCTATTAACACCCTCTGCCATCATATATGGTCCCTTTATATAGAGTGTTCTAGGTTCATTAGCATTACGTTCTTCAACGACATACGTAAAGTCGTTGTTGTTCGTAGGTGTTTCAACTATTAGTCTAAGACTCATTTAATATTATTTATAAGATGATGTATCTTATCCATTAAGTTTTTATATTTAATTCTTTTTCAGTTAATATAACAAACTCCATGTTTTTTCTTTTAGCCCATTCTTTTGCAGCTGCCCATTTTGCTTGGTTAGTAATCCATGTAGTTTGTTCGTATAATATTGTCTTTTTATGTTTACCTTTTGTAGATACTGGTTGAACTGTCTGGGTACTAGGCTTAATTTCTATTAAAAGTTTTTGCTTATTTCCATCTTTATCTTTAAAGACAATAAAGTTATCTACAAAATATCTATGAACCTTTTTATCTAGTGGGTTAATATACGGTACAATTATATTTTCACTACCCCAGGCTAATATATTAGGATTTGTATCAGCCCATCTAAAAAATTTTAATTCCCAACCACTACGATATACAGGGTTTGTTTTACCTAAATACTTTCCTATATTGGTTGGTCGATATATACCTTGTTTATATTTATTAGCCATAATTTTACGACTAGTCCCTAGCCGACAAAGAATAGAGGAGGTTCATTATCACCAAGCCCAGGTGTAGCACCGGTATACAATTGTTCTTGAAGTTTTTCTTTCTCTGCAAGACCTTCTGATAACATATCAGCATTTACAGAACCACCACCAAATAATGTAGTACCTTGATATTTACCACGCACTCTTGCAAGTACTATTTTAGTTAGTGCAAGAGAATACTGATATATCCACTGCTCTTGTATTACATCTCTTAAAGGCTTTTCAACATAACAGCTTATAACACCATAATATTGTGAAGTACTCTCACCAGCTTTTGGTTGAGGATATATTCTCATTAGCTGAGTTCTGTCATTAAAGTCATATGAAGGTTTAATAGCTAGTAGTTTCTCTCTATTATTTAGCCAATCCTTTAAGACATACCAGCTTATTAAATCAAATCCGTAATTACCCATTGCATAGCTAAAATAAGTTTGCTGTGCTAATGTTTGTTCAATAGTAAAGAGGGTGTTAATACCTGATGTAGATCCCTGTTCAAAGTCTATAATAGCGATTACTTTACGATAATCCATTATATCATAATCAAAAGAGTTATTATATTTTGTAGATGATACTAATGAGCCTAGTTGTGTTATTTGTCTTTGAACTGTCTGTGTAAAATTAGCTGTTAATGATGTATTAAAAGAGGTAATTTGACTATATACAGTAGAGTCAAGAATCTCATTTACAAATAATCCACCACTTAATGATGCAGATAGTGATGTAGATGTATTAAAATAATTTGAAGTTGTTGGTGTATTAACTATATATGCAACGGTTTGTTGTGGTACGTAGTTAGTGTATTGAGGATTAGAAGTCTTACCTTTTGCTTGATCTAACGCACTTGTGCCTTTTAGTGTGACAAGTGAATCTAATCTAAGACCAACATCTCTCTCATAAAGATTACTATTAAACAGAATGTACTCTCTAGTATAACCAGCAAATTTGGTAAACATTTCACATGCTATACTAATATTTTCATATAGCTGGTCTCTATGAACCTCAACATTAATGAATGGATAGCCAAGGCTTCTTAGTATTCTTTCTGATAATCTATTAAAAGAAGTTATTCTATTAGAAAGATTAGTACTTTGAAAAGCAGAGATGGGTGTTATATCGCACTGTGACATATAGTTATTTATGAGTTGAGATCATCTAATATATCTAATTCACAATAACATATTATTGGTTATTGTGGTGCAGGTGCTTCAGCTGGCGCTGCTTCTGCACCACCAGTTTCAGCTGGAGCCTCTCCACCTACTTCAGCAGGGCCTCCACCAAACTCAGGCGGCGTACCTGCTGGTATTTGTTGTTCTCCTGTACCAGCTATATCACCGCCTGCTGCTACTTGATTTTGCTGGTTCATTGTCTGTAGCTGATCTCTCCA